TATTGGGATGGTGCTGATTGGGTAGCAATGGTACTTGGTGATTATAGAGTTATAGGCGATACCTACAAAAAGGTTTACTTTAATTCACCTCTTATGAGTGACTTTAGATTCACTTATACTTGTGGATATGCCACTACTCCAGAGTCTATGAAAACGGCTTTGTTGAAGATGGTAGGCGATTTGTACGAATACAGAGAATCAAGTGTTGAAAGCTCTAAGCCTTCAGCTAACTTAACAACGGCTTACGAATTAATGAAACCTTACAAAAGGGTAAGTATTATCTTCTAATGATAGGACAATTAAAAAATAGGATTACATTTAATACTAAAACAAGCGTTTCTGATAGTGCAGGAGGGTTTGTCAATACTTTAGTACCATACTACACTTGCTGGGCTGAATTGGTCAATAATACCAATAGCAGAACTAATATAACAGGTAGGGATAGTATTAACGATGGAGCTACATTTAGAATCAGATATACAACAGGAAAGACATTTACTAATGCTCTTGTAATAACTTGGAAGTCAAGGACTTATATGATTAACTCTATTATCAATGAAGCCGACTTGAATCAATATTATTTAATAGGTTGTGCAACACTTAAGTAATGGAGCTAAAAGTAAGAGGCATAGAGAAATTGAAGTTAAAATTTGCAACAGGTTATGAGCAATTTAAGCAGCATACTATTAATGAATTAAATACAATGGTTGCTAATATAGCTCAAGAAGCTAGAATCGATGCTGCTGATTTACCACCTATCCCTACAGGGGCAAAAAATCCATATAAAAGAACAGGATTCTTATCAAGAAGCATTAATTCAATGCCTTATAATGGAAGTTTTGCAGAGGTAATAGTTAATGCCAAATATGGCCCTTATGTGGAGTTTGGTACTGGTAGCGGTTTTAATGTGCCAAAAAGGAAATATAATATAGCCAATAAAAATATTTTGCCATACGCATCTATTTTTAGAGGAAGAGGGTTAAGGAATAATAATATGCCATATAGATCGTACTTATTTTCTAATTTTGATATTGAGTACCCAAAGGCATTAAAAAGGATTAGAGCATTTAAAATCAAGTAAAAAGAAATATAAATATATTTCATTAAATTTGTACCAAAATGAAGGATTGCGGATATACATTAAGGAAGGCTTATTACGATAAGCTTATCTCGGCTTCCTACTCATTAGCTGCTTATGATACCATAGCACCTGACACAGTAGAACCACCTTTTTTGATTATCAGTAGTCAGACACAAGTGGACAATAGTAATAAGCAGAGTTTCGGCTTTGATGTTACTATCCAATTTGACATAGTATATAGGACTTTTAAAGCAGGGGAAGTAGGACAGAAAACTGTTGATACTTATGCAAATGAGTTATTAGAAATAGTAGGTGTTAGGCCACCAAGCTACCCTAGTACTGCACCTGACTTTAAAATAGTGACTTCTAAGATTAGTAGTAATATTGCTACCTTTGACTATGTGGATGAGGCTTATGTGTTTAGAAGGGTAATAACAATGGAACATTTCGTGAATCAATTAACATAAAAGAAAAATAAAATAAAATGGCAACAACAAGTGTATTTAACGGAACTTCATTAGTGGTTCTAATTGGAACTGAAGTAATAGCATTTGCGACTTCATGTTCTTTAAGCATTGCTATCGATGCTCCTGATGCTTCTACTAAACAAAGTTTAGGATGGGCTGATGAGATTGGTGGACAAAAGTCTTGGTCTTTAACAACTGATGGATTGGCTACAGTAGTACCTGGTGCAGTTGCTACTTACATAAGCACAACTGAATTATCTAATTTAGCAATCGCTAGAACTGCAGTTACAGTTAAATTTACTACAGTAGATAACTCTACAGTAGGTGGTGTAACTCCAGTAACAGGTGATACTATTTATTCAGGTTCAGCATTTATTGAGAGTGTAGATATGACCGCTGATATGGAGAACCCAGTTACTTACTCAGTTTCTTTTAAAGGAACAGGAGCATTAACTATCGGTACTAACGCATAGTAAAAACAAACCAAACAAACCAAACATATGAGAGGACAATTTGAATTAACTCTTTCCGATGGAAAGAAGATACCGATGCGTTTTTGTACTTGGAGTCTTAAAAGATTCTGTCAATTACAAGGGATAGGGCCTTCTGACATAGGAGAAGCTTTAAGTGGCAAAGATTCACTTGATGCTATTGTTAACTTGATGAAATCGGCTGCTGAATATCCAGTATATTCTCAAGGGATTACACCAAGCTTTACAGAAATGGAAGTGTGTGATTGGATAGATGATATGGGTGGAATGACTAGTCAAAAGTTCCAAGATGTCATGAAAACACTTTCAGATAGTATGAATAGCGGTATAGAAGATAAGCCAACAAAGTCAACTAAAAAGGATGGAGTAAAAAAAAATTAGAGTGGATTGATATAGAAAGATATACAATGGGGGAGTGCAAAGTGCTTCCCCATTTGTTTTGGGAGATGACCATGGCTGAATTAGATTTTGTGTGGTACGGATATAGACACGAGGAAGAGCAGAAGTGGATTAGAACGAGATGGCAAACAACGCTACTAATTAATATTCAGTTACCAAAAGGTAAGAAAGTTAAGCCACAAGAGCTTATTGAATTAGACTGCGATACTCGTAACTTTGTAAAGCAAAGAGTAATGACGGAAGAGGAATTGCAATCAGTTCTAGAAAAATATAAAATTGTTAAACCGATAATATAATGGCAGCAGATGATTTAATGCAGATTAGGATAACGGCAGACTTTAAAGAAGCCGAAGGTGCATTTTTAAAAATGGCTAAAGTAGCTACTGCTTTTGAAACTGACTTTAGAAGAATCTCAAGTGGATTAAATAAAGAGTTTAATAAGATTAATGGGATGGCTGAATTGTTTGGCAATTCTACTAATGTTGTTAAGGATAAGATGGATGCTCTTAAGAGGTCAATGGAGCAATTAATGACATTGGGGCTTCAACCAATGAATCCACAAGTGCAAAAATTAAAGGCACAATATGATGCTTTAGCTGCTAGTATAGTTCACACTACACAAGAAACAACAAAGGTCTCAAAGGCTACTAAACAAGCTGGGGATTCAGTTAAGAAATCCAATATGCAATGGACTAACTGGGCATTAGTGTTACAGGATTTGCCTTATGGATTTAGAGGTATTCAAAATAACTTACCTGCGTTAATGGGTGGTATAGCAGGTATGGCAGGGCCATTATATTTAGTTGGTTCAGCAATCATTGCTTTATTTACGGCATGGGATCAAGGTTCTTTTAAAGCAGAACAAGCTATTGACAGAGTGGCTGAAGCACATAAAAGGAATACAGAGGTTTTAACTAAAGGTGCAGAAGCGGAAGCGGAAGCATTGGTTGAAATGAGAAAGATGTCGGTTATTTTTGATGGTGTTAGAGATGGAACCATTACGGCAGAAGCAGCACTTAAGACATACAATGAAACATATGGAGAAACATGGGGTATAGCAAAAGGTGTAAATGAGGCAGAAGATAGTTTTATAAAAAAATCTAGTATGTATGTAAAGGCCACTGCGTTAAGAGCAATGGCTAATGAAAAATATGCACAAGCACAAGAGGCTTTTAAAACAGGAAGATTAGCAGCAGGCGAAGACCAAACATCATTCTTAACTAAGTTTGCAGCAGGAATGGATGCACTAGACCAGGTTGGTATAATGGGACTAGACGGTGTGTCTTTAACTAAGTTTGCAAAAGCGTTTACTAAAAACTATGCAGAATCTCAAAAGGTATTAGTAAATGACATTAAAAATTTAAGTGCATCTTCATTTGATTTATTAATGGCACAAGGTGCTAATTTTGAAAAAGAAGCAAATAAAATGCTTTCTGATGCAGGTATTAAGCCAACAGGCAAAGGTAAAAAAGGAGCAGGAGCAGGAGGAGCAGTAAAAGATAATTTTGCATTAGATTCCTTAAGGGCTAAACAAAAAGCATATAAAGATGATATATACTTGTTTAGAGACTATGGTAATCTTATAATCAACGAGGAAGAAAGAATAGCAGTAGCTAGAGCTATGGCAGATGGCACATATGAAAAGAATAAAAAAGATTTACGAGAAAGATATCAATCAGATAGAATAGCTAATGATAAATTATTTGAAGAAAAGTTAAATACTATATTAGATGAAAATGCTAAGAAAAGAATCGCAGCAGAAGAAAAAGAATTTAAAAGAAACCAAGATAGCATAAAAGCTAATATAGATTTTGAAACTAAAATATATAGAGATTCTAATAGAATATGGGATCAGATACAAAAAGAAAAATCAGATGCTCAAGTTAAATATACTAGAGATTATATTAATAAATTAAACGAGCAATTAAGGGTTGAATTAAAGTTACATAAGAATAATGTTTTATTACAACAAGAAGATGTAAAAAATAAAATAGACCAATTAAAGTTTTTGCAATTTTTTGCAGCAGGGAATGTGGCAGCTACAGAATTAATAAATTCTGCTATTATGAAGCTTACTGGAACCATGGCTGGCTTTGGTAAAATCTCTGCTGTAATTAGTACTGTTTTAGGCGATACTTTACAATCTGCTTTTGAAGGAATTGGTGAAACTATTGGTCAGTTAATTGCCACAGGAAAATTTGATTTTAGTATTTTAGGTAACATATTAGCAGATGCTTTAATACAAATTGGTAAAGCATTAATAATGTACTCTGCTCTTGTTAAGGCAGCAAAAGAGGCTTTAGAAAAAGGGAAGTTTAAAGCAGGATTAGTTGTGGGTGTATTAGCTATCGCTGCTGGTGTTGCATTAAAAGCATCATTAAATAAAAAGAAAGATTCTGGAGTTCAAGCATTTGCTAATGGCGGTGTTATTAGTGGGCCTACTATGGGGTTGATGGGAGAATATCCTGGTGCTAGAAGCAATCCTGAAATAGTAGCTCCATTAGATAAGCTTAAAAACTTAATAGGAGGTGGCGGTGGAACACTTGAAGCTAGAATAAGCGGAAATGATTTACTAATTTTGATGAACAAGGCTCAAAGAAACAATAACCTATCATTCTAATATGGCATTTACAACACCTAAATACGAATTAATATTTAATGATATATACCAACCACCTAGTGGTGTAGTGGATGCGTATAGAATTAGAATATATTTAGATGGATATACAGGAGATAAGTATCCATTATATGGAACTACAAGCCCAATAACAATAGAAACCATTAATGCAGATGGTGATTCTTATGTGCCTATTATAGCAACAAAGGCAACATTAAACATATACAACTCTCCTAACTTTGATATTCAAGAGTTTCTTAATGCAGATGACAATGACATAATGATAACTGTTGAGAATGGTACTGCTTCAGGTAGTGCATTTACTGCAACAAGTGTGATATGGAGAGGAACTTTTTTACCATCAGAAAACATACAATTTAGCGTAGTTGACTTGGCTAGTTATTCCTTAGTATTTGTAGATGGATTAGGTAAGCTAAAGCAAAGCAGATTATACTTTGATACTTTAAACCTATTTGGTTTTAGAGCAGGTGATAAGACATCTATTATAAAATATATATCAGGTGCTTTATCAAAATCAGACCTTTCGTTAGATATATGGGTTAATCAATTCTATCAAACTGCAAGTGTTGCTGGTAGAAATATAGAAAGTATGTCTATTAGGAACAATTACTTTTGTACTGAGCCTGGTACATACTTAACTTATTATGAAATATTAGAACAGTTATGTAGAAAATATGGGTGGGAATGCTACTATAAAGATGACCATTGGCACATAGAAAGCTATGGTTGTTTAACTAGGAACGCTACACCGTCTTATTTTGTATATAATAATGCAGGTAATTATCAGTCAACTTATACGACAACATATCCTGCATCTATACAGGTAGATGGCACAAACAATTTTAAGCAACTAAACAAATCTATGTTAATGGGATTAAATATCCCTAAAAACTCATTTAAGTTTATACATAGAATACAAAATGCCAAAAACATATTAAATGCTTATTTCCAATCTTGGTCAGGTGCTGAACCTGATGCTTTTTATGAATTTGGAACAATGACATATAGTAAGTTGAACCCAACGGCAGGTGGTGTATTAATTACATCATATACTACCAATATGCTAGATACTGCTGATTACTTAAGAAGCGAGAATGTAAAAGTAAAGGCTGGTGATATATTAAATATAGAATGGAATGATATTAATATTGCAGGTAATGAGAATAGGTATAAGATTATGCTTATTCCTGATGATGTGTCAAACCCATCATATTTTGTAAACGGAACTGCAACTTTTGTTGCAACAGATACTATGCTTTATAGGTTTTCTACTTATACTTCTACATGGAAAAATCAAACCACAGTTCCTGTTGATGGCACTTTAACATTGTTTATATATAATCCATATTATGCAGGTGGAGGCACTTTCCCATATCAAGAATTATTGTTTTTTAATATTGCACATTATGGCACATCATCTCAAGTAAACAACTTTGATTCTGTTCAATATTTATCTTATGTATTTAATAAATTTAATGCTCAAGATATGACATATGATATTGGCAATTATTTTACTAATAGTGCTCTTATAACTACCTTGAACAATTATCTTAATTATAATAATGATGATGCAGTAATGAGTTCGGTATATTTAGGAACAATGGTAGACGCTAATAATATTCATGTATTAGATGAATTTGGCAGACAAGCAAATAGTACTGTACCACTTTATCAATTAGTGGCAGAAGATGTTGGGGTGGATATGCTAAAAACACAATATACAATACTAGGTGAGTTTAAGTCTTTAGGATATTGGATAAATAGAAGGTTTGACTATAGTTTAGGAACAAGTTATAACTATCTATTAAAAGACTTTAAGTGGGATTTAAAACAAGCAATTCAGTCATCTTCTTTATTTAAGATTAACTACAACGCTGCTATACCATTTAATCCTAATTTTGGAACACCTACATTAAACTTAAAAAAATAATAAAATGGCATCTGCGATTAATGGAACAAATATAGTTTTATATGAATATGATAGCAACGCTATCTATTACTTTAATGGAGGTACTGCACAAGGCACTTTTGATAGTATTGTGTGTAAGGAATTAAGCAGAAGCCAAGTAGCAGGTACTTCAGTTGACTTTAATAAAACAGGAGCAGGTACAATAGCTTCGTTTATTACGGATGCTCTTGATCCTGGTGTAACAACCATACCAGCAGGTACTTGGACTTTTAGTGCTTATTATTCTATTCTAACTGCTTTTGCAGGTGCTCAAGTTCAGTATGAACTATATAAATATAATGGTAGTGTTGCGACCTTATTGTTTACATCGGCAGCAACCACTCTTACGGCCCTACCAAAGACCTTATATTCTACGGCAATGACAGTCACTCAAACGACTATAGCTGCCACAGATAGGCTTCTAATTAAGGTTATTTACGCAGGTACAACTACTAACCAAATTACTCTTTATACTCAATCTAGCAATCCAGCTCAAGTGACTACAACTATACCATTAGGAACTCCGTTTGGAGCTTCAACTAATTGTACTTTTAGTACTTCTGTAGATCAGAATGAAATTACTACTTATGCCTCTAATTCTTACAAAGAGTACATAGGTTCTCAAATAAACTGGGATGTAAGTGTAGATGGCTTAATTGCCTTGTCAGGTTACTCCTATTTGTCTTTATTGAGTAAGCTTCAAAACAAGCAGTCAATAGAGGTTAGATTTTCAATAGATAACGATAATGCTGACGGAAGTGGTACTTATGGCTATTCTGTTATTGCAGGAACTTGTAACATAGTTTCTTTAGACATTAATGGCCCAATGGAGAATGCTTCATCTTATTCAGCTAACTTACAAGGAACAGGTGCTTATTCAATAACAGGAACTCAAGTTATAGACGGAGGTTCTACAATATCAACTTCAAGCGTGAATAGTTTTTCTTATACGGCAGCAGGTGGTGAAACAAGTGTAACATTCTCAGGTGCAATAGGATCTACTTGTATATCGGTTACAAGAGGTGGTGTAGAGGTTAGAACGATAGCTACAAGCGGTGTACCAACGGATGAGAATGTTACCTTTAATAGTGCCACAGGAGTTATTACCTTTGCAACTGCAAGGCCACTTGAATCAGATGAGTTTATAAGGGCTATTTTCGCATAATAAATTAACTTAATATAGATGAGCAGTCAAATACAAATAACAGGGGAAACAAAGGTTAAAAGTCTTACAGGTGTTTTAGTAGGTACTACAGGTGTGGTAAGCTCATTGGCTTTTGATGTAGCTGGGGGAGTTCCTAAGCTTGATGTGAATGGTAAGATATTAGTTGCTCAGTTACCTAATTCCGTAATGGAGTACAAGGGTACTTGGGATGCAAGTACTAACACACCAACCCTTGTAAATGGTACAGGAAATCAAGGAGATGTTTACTTATGTAATGTTGCAGGTACAGTTGACTTCGGTGCTGGTGCGATAGCTTTCTTTGTAGGAGACCAAGTTATTTATAGCGGTTCTATTTGGCAAAGGGCATCAGGAGCAACAGGAACAGTTACTAGTGTTGCGGTTACTGAAAGCGGAGATAGTTTAAACATCACAGGCTCACCAATTACTACAAGCGGAACGATTAACATAGGATTCAACGGAACAAATCTTCAATATGTAAACGGAGCAGGAAACTTAACAACCTTTCCTATATTAACAGGGTTTGTACCATATACAGGAGCAACTACTTCAGTAGATTTAGGTGCTTTTCTTTTAACTGCTTCAGGTGTTGATTCAGTAGGATATACTGCTCGTGGTAGTGGAACTTTAAGTGGTTATTTGATATTAAAACAAGGTACTACATTTCTTGGCAATGTTGTAGGTTATAATAGTATTAATGCAAATTCAACAAAATATACATTTATTTCGGATGTTGATGGTACAAATTATAAACAAGCAAGTTTTGAATTAGGTTCATTAACAAATAATACTGCTAGAACTTATACCTTACCTAACGCAAATGGTACTATTGCACTAACATCGGACATTCCTATTTTAACAGGCTATGTTCCCTACACAGGTGCAACTGCAAATGTTGATTTAGGTACATTTAATTTGACTGCTGATGTTATTACAGGAGCAACAGGTTCTTTTACATCAAATGGTGGTAGTGATACATTTGCTATTAATCATTCAAGCGGTGCAGGGATTGCTTTGAATATTACTAAAGGTGGTAATGGCGAAGGATTATACATAAACAAGACAAGTGGAAGCGGAAACGCAGCAACGATAATAGGTACATTAAACGCAACTACTTTAGTAAAGAGTGGTGGCACATCAAGTCAGTTCTTAAAGGCTGATGGCACAGTTGATTCAAGCACATACGCTTTAGATTCAGCAGTAGTTCATAATACAGGCAATGAAACAGTTGGTGGTACAAAGACTTTCTCGGATGCTACTAAAAACAACGGAGGCATATTCTTACAAAATGCTTCAAGTAACTCTTTAGCAGGATATATGAATTTAGGTGGATTGACCAATGGATTAAAGTTTACAAGCGGTGGTGGGATTAGTAATACTTTTACTTTGCCATCTGCAACAGGATATACTTTTACTTTTCCTAATGCAACAGGAACGATTGCCCTTACAAGCGATTTAAGTGATTTTGTAACATTATCAACTGCTCAAACAATTAGCGGAACAAAAACTTTTACATCATTTACTAAAAACGATTTTGGAGTATTATTAAATGCAAGTGGTAATTATACTGCTGCTAGTGGCTATAATGGGTTTGGTGGTATATCTAATGGGATAAGAGTAGTAATTGGGCAAACGGCAATTCACGATTTAGTTTTTTCTGCATTAGCAAACTACACTTACACATTTCCAAGTGCAACAGGTACAATAGCATTAGTTGGTGGTAGTGGTGTAGGAACAGTTATAAGCGTAGCTGCTTTAACAATAGGAACAAGTGGAACGGATTTAAGTTCAACAGTTGCAACAAGTACAACAACTCCTGTAATTACTTTAAATGTACCAACTGCAAGTGCAGCTAATCGTGGTGCATTATCAAGTGCGGATTGGACAACATTTAACAATAAGCAAAGTGCAATCACATTAACAACAACAGGAACAAGTGGTGCAGCGACCTTTAGTTCAAACACTTTAAATATTCCTAATTATGGAAGTGCATTAAGTGGTTATTTGCCATTAAGCGGTGGAACTTTAACAGGTGCATTGAGTGGAACAAGTGGCACATTTAGTGGAATATTATCAAGTAGTGGCGGAGATATAAGAAGTACAGGAACTGCGGCAGATAGTGTTACGGCAGGTCCATTTATAAGTGTTAGAAATGCTAGTAATGCGTATCAATATTTATTACAATTAAATGCAACTTATGGTTTAGACTTTTGGACTTATGGGGGAACTTGGAATAAAAGAATGACTCTTGACGCTTCAGGCAATTTAGGATTAGGAGTTACACCGAGTGCGTGGAGTATAGTTACACCTATAATGCAAATAGGAAGTGGGGGTGGTTTTATAGGTGGTCAAGGTAGTGCTAATGTTATTAGATTTGGTGTAAATACATATTTTAATGGTAGTAATTGGACTTATATTAATTCTGATTATGCAAGTTGGTTTGAAACAGGTAGTGGTGCTTTTAAATGGTATACTTCTCCAAGCGGAACTGCAGGTGCAACTGTAACTACTACCCAAGCAATGACCTTGACGGCAGCAGGTAGATTACTAATAGGAACACCTACGGAAGCTACCTATATGCTAGATGTTAATGGTACAGGAAGGTTTGTTAGTAGTAATAATACTACTGCCTTAACTATAAGTGCAGGTAGTAATGCTACTTTTGAATTTAAAGGAAATTCTACTAGCGGATATGCAGCATCGTTTAATATAAATAATACTGCTTTATATATTGGTCATAATAGTGCATCAAGAGATTTAGTATTGCAAACTGCAAGTGTTGATAGATTAACAATTAGCGGTTCAGGAGCAGCTACATTCTCTAGTAGTGTAACGGCAACAAGCGGAGTATTTACTCAATCTGCTGGTTTATCATTTCAAGCACTTCAGACATCTGCAACTAATAGTTTAACTGCATTAATTAGACAAACAGGAGCAGGTGGAAATGGTAACCAAGATATTGGATTAGTAGTAGATATTCAAGGAGCAAATGACCAAGATAGGATTGCAAACTTTAGATATTTTGATGGTACAAATTACAATAGCAGATTTGTAGTTCAAAGAGGAGGCAATGTAGGTATAGGAACAAGTAGCCCTACTGATAGCATAATAGGTTCGGGAACATTTTTAGATATTGCAGGAACAGGTGGTGGTGCATTAAAACTACACTTTACAAATGCTACTGCTTATGGAGAATTTAGTTTTTACAAAGGTTCAAATGGTTCTTATATAGATAGTGCAGGGGCAGCAACACTTGCAAATAATGATTTAATATTTAGAACAGGTGGAACTGTAAGCAATTATGGAGTTACCGAAAGAATGCGTATTACAAGTGGAGGTGCGTTATGTTTAGGTGTTACTTCTGCTTACGGAACTAACTTATTAAATGTAAATGGTGGTATCTACGCTACAAGTTCTGTTGCAGCAGTAGTTGCAGCAGATTTAGATATGATGGTATTTCAAAATACAGGTGCAACATATAGCAAGGCTTGTCTTGTAGCTTCTATGACCGCAACAGGAGGTACAGGTTCTTATTTCTTTTATGGTCAACAATCTACATCAACTGCTGCTATTAAAATATTCTCTAATGGTAATATCCAAAATACGAATAACTCTTATGGTGCAATATCCGATGCTAGGTTAAAAGAAAACATTAAAGATGCTACACCTAAACTAGATGACTTAATGAAAGTTAAGGTAAGAAACTATAATCTTAAAGGCGAATCTAATAAACAACTAGGAGTAATCTCACAAGAGTTAGAAGCTATATTCCCTAATATGATTGAGGAATCAACTAATATGGGTGAGAATATGAAAATAAAAGGTGTTAAATATTCGGTGTTTGTACCTATGCTAATCAAAGCAGTACAGGAACAACAACAACAAATTAATGAACTTAAACAATTAATAAATAAATAATATGAAGGAAATTCAATCAGTTCAAATGTGGAACAATGGTCAAGCAGTTGAAGCAACTATCTTAAACGCTTATGCAGTAAATGTTACTTTAGGTACTGCTGCAACTTTTTGGTGGGGTTTATTAGATGAAAGTAAAGTAGTCTTAACTCAAGGCAACTTAAATATGACAGGCGAAGATTACACAAAGTGGGGAGCAAACGATTCTTATGCTTGGGAGTTTATAGCTACAACTCTTAACCTTACAATCATAGGGGATTATGTTCCGCCTGTACCTGAACCAATAGTGCCTACCGAACCTACTGAACCTTTAAATTCTATTTTAGCAGATTTAAGACAAGATGCTCCTATTGATGAAATTTTAGGGGAAATGAACTAATTTTGGCAAAACCAATATTATGACAGCTAAAGAAAAAGCAAACGAATTATTTGGGAAATATTATAGTAGGATTGAGCATACTTTATCTGAAGAATATTCTCTACACGAAAGGTTTATTGTTAAACAATGTGCATTAATAGCAGTAGATGAGATATTAGATTTAAAGCATATAGTAACATTAAGAAGGAATATGCACGAAATGGAATTAGAATATTGGGATGAAGTAAAACAAGAGATAGAAAACCTATAACAATTAACTATATTTGTAAAAAAATCAAACATTATGAAGTACAAAAAAATCAACGAGGTAATCAACCAAATCAACAACATTAAAGGTAACCCCGAAGAAAAGGTTATTAAAAAGTTACTAAAGTTTGCCGAAAAGCTAAAACCTTATCAAGAGGAATATGGCAATAAGTTACAAGAGTTAAGACTTGATAACGCAGCTACTGATATAGATGGTGTATTAATCCTTAACAAGGATGGGGATTACAAATTCACTAAAGAAGGCATTAAAAAACTATCTGAACAAGTAAAAGAACTAGGAGAAAAGGAATTTGACTTTAAGCCGATTCCTGTGGTTAACCCACAAGGTTTAGAGCATTTTACATTCCTAGAAAATTGGACTAGCGGGATTGAATTTATTAAAGAAATAGAAGAAGAATTGTAATGAAGTTCGTTAAGGACAATATCCTATTTATAGCCATAGTACTTTTAGTGTTATGGCTATATTTTTTGGTTAAACCTTCATACTTACCTAGGGTTTCAAGTGGATTCGATACCTCCAAGTTTAAGAAGGTACAGGTAATCCATGATACCTTATATGCAAAAGTGTACATAAATCGGTACAGAAAAGGTGATTCTATACCCTATAAAGTCATAGATACCTTATATACGCATATATCCGATACGATACGCATAATATCCGATTATAACCAGGTTAAGGCTTATTCTGACACTATTAAGAAAGATTCTAATATCTTTGTAATAGATGATACTATCAGCCAAAATAGGATCATTAGTAGAGGATTTAAGGCAGATATAACCCAAAAAACTATCATTGTAAGAGAGTTCTACGCTAATAAAGCTACTAATACCCTTTATTGGGGCATTAGAGGCTCATACAGACCACTTGTAGGCTTGGAAGTACTAAGTCCTTCCTTGATGTTAAGTGTCAAAAATAAGGCTCTAATAGGCCTTAGCGTAGATATTAGTAAAAATTATAATATTGGGTACTCTGGTGGTATCTACTTAAAAATAGGAAAATAATGAATTTCTTTAGAAAAATGGTGTCAGAAGATAAAGAGGTATCTTCTAAAAGAGTAGCAGGAATATTCGCTTTAGTGAATGGTGTGGTATTAGCTTACCTATCTATTAAATATGATATTAAGGAATGGTCATTTAATGGCCTATTAACATTCTCAGGTATTGCACTTGGTCTATCAACAATTAATCAAATCTTTGAAAAGAAGCCTAATGCATAGTATCTCTGATTCTACTGAAATCTCTTCAGTTGGTTTAGCTTCAACCGCTATCTCATGGCTATCCTTTATGGATGTTGTAAAGGTTAGTCCTTACACGCAACTTGTCGTTAATGTTTTGTCCATGGTATGGTTGTCGTTACAAATATATAACTTCGTTAAAACGAAGGTTGTAAAAAATAAAAAATAATGCGTTTATCAGCACACTTTGATTTATGCGAGTTCACCAGGAGTGAGTCAGCCAAGCGTGAAGGTGTTAGCAATATGCCAACTACAGAGCATTTAGTAAACATTAAGATTCTATGCGAGAGAGTACTAGAACCTATTAGGGCTAAGTTTGGCCCTATTAATATTTCTAGTGGATACAGAAGTGCTGCTCTTAACCATTTCATTGGAGGCAGTTTAAATTCAGATCATTGCAAAGGCCGTGCAGCAGATATAGATATGGATGGACATGGTGGAGAGGTAAGCAATACAGAAATATTTAATTACATAAAGGACAATCTTGATTACGACCAATTAATTTGGGAGTTCGGTAATAAAGAGAAGCCTGATTGGGTTCATGTGGGATACAGAGGTAAAGACAATAGAAAGCAAACTTTGAGAGCAACCAAAGTAAACGGCAAGACGACTTACTCGACTTACTCGACTTACTAACCAAAACAAACAATATGAGCAAAACCAAAAATGTGGGTGTCATAGGCGATACCCATTTCCCTTTCTGCCATCCTAAGTACCTCGACTTTTGTTATGAGGTATTCAACAAGTTTCAATGTACTGAAATAGTCCACATAGGAGATGAAGTGGACAATCATGCAATTAGCTTCCATGAGCATAACCCTAATGGGGATTCTGCTTCTAAGGAGGCTATTTTAGCTATGCAACAATTAAACATTTGGTACAAGCGTTTCCCTAATGTAAAAGTCTGTATAGGTAACCATAGTGCCCTACACAAAAGAAAGGCATTAGCGAACGGATTACCAGAGAGATTTATCAAGTCCTATGAAGATGCTTGGGAAGCTCCTAGAGGCTGGAAATGGAGCTTAGAATGGGAAATAGATGGTGTTTTATATACCCATGGTACAGGATCATCAGGACAAGCAGGTGCAATCAATAGGGCAAGAGATGCAAGACAATCAACTGTAATAGGCCATATTCACTCCTTTGGGGGAGTTTTGTACTCCTCAAGTGATAAGGATATGATATTCGGTATGAATGTGGGTTGTGGCATAGATATTAATGCCTACGCAATGGAGTATTCACGACCTTTCCCCAAACGACCAACATTAGGTTGTGGAGTGGTTTTAGATGGCGGTAGAATTGCTATATTTGTACCTATGCCATTAGGAAGCAAGATAGTAAGGCTTCCAAGCAAAAAGTAGGTTAAATCCGTTATAACATAAGTGTATATTTCATTGATAATCAATGATGTGTGCACTTTTTATTTCTATAATAATTAAAGCGTAAATTTGTATGAAGACTAAAGCAGAACTAGAGATTGAAGAGTTGATGAAAAAAAGAGATGATTTAGAAGTGAGATTGAATTTAATAGTTCAAAAGCTAAGACTAACAATAATAAAACATAGCATATTAAATGTTACTTCAAATAACTCAATTAACGGAAGATGATAGCTACGAGTATGGTGATGGCACAGAGCCATCCGATGCTTGGATAAATATCCATTTAGTTGAATCCGTTACAGATGATGAAGAGGATAAAGATAAGTGCTATGTATATATGCAATCACAGGACTACTTCTACATAGATGAGAGTTCAGACTCTTTTATTAAAAGATATCAAGAAGCCTTATATGGAACTGTATTAACAAGGTTCTACGATAAAACAAATAGGCAATCATAAGAAGCTCTCTCATAGTTGGTGGTGTTTTGGTTTCCCCTCAGGTAAAATCTGGGGGGTTTTTAATAAAAAGCTCCATCGTAGAAACGACAGAGCTTACCTTTATTTCAAAAAAACACACAAAACTATTTTTGTTTATACTCCTTTATAGCGTAAGTAATTAAACCTACTAAAGTAAGTACATATAATGATCT